CCAAAAGTTCCTTGACGTCAGCACGCAGCTCAGGATTATCAGTGATATATTCCTCACCACAACCTAGCCAAGCAGTCTTCCCTTTAGCTTTATTGTTCAAGTTGTAAGGGTAACCAGGCGACGTTGTTCGATTTATCGGTCGTTTCAATGGATCTCCCTCCACACCAACAATGGCTTCCTCGTAGGTGTGAATAATTCCTTTGCCGCTTGGGGGCGGTCCTAAACCCTGGAAGACGTCATTGGCAGCAGCTTCAAGCAAGTTCTTGTCAACGTAACACTGCGGACCCATGATTTTCTTAATTCCTTTAAGCATGGGGTCAACGAGTCCTTCACCTTCGATCAAAACTGGTCGTAGGTGAGCAGGCTTAGTTATCGGCTTCTGAACTTTGCCATGAACCAGAGATTTCTCCAATTGAGTCTCTACAGGAGAAGCTGGTGCTTGGGCGGAGCCGACACTAATGCAGTCACCCGCGTCAACGAGAGAGGCACGAACAGTTGTATCCACATATGATTGCGAATATGGCAATCTACCGTTCAACAGGTATGATTTCGGTATGTTGAATTTAGTAATGTGCGCTTGCAAATTTGATTCCAAAAATTGTCGTGTGGTGAGGACACCTAAAGCTTCTACTCCTGTGCCACCTGCCACATGAAAACCAATCAGTTTTGTGTGCACCAAACGGTTAGATACCGATAGAAGTGCACCACACATGCCATTTTGGGTCTCCAAATCATAGGAGACGTGATTTCCAATAGTTATGGCGCATGGGCAGTTGTTCTCTACAACAGGGCATGTACCAGGTGTATGACGGAAATAACTAGTTGCCTTGGTCGAAACTTCGAACGAGCCAGGGTGCATTTCCATGACCACTGTTTTTCCCCGCGTTTCATAGAAACCAGAGAAGACGAGAGTCCCTTCGTTAAGCTTATTGATGGCCTCGGCATCAAGGAATTTTGATAAAATACGAGGTCGACTTGGTACAACGGGTGGAAAAGATATTAGTGCCAGATCCACAGGAGAACCATCAAGCTGGATGGCCTGAGAAATGGCGCAATCACTGAAGGGAACAGTGATGACAGGAGCAGACGAATAAGGATTTCGTATCACGATCGATATGATTGGATCTTCGTGTGGCGTAGTTATAATAGTGTGAGCAGTAGTAATGAGGGTCCTACCAACTAGGAATACGCCATTACTACGGCTGCATCGGCCACTGGAATCCACTGCCTCTATCCAAACGGCATTGTGAAGAAGAACTTGAGTCGTCTGTTCCACTCTCACCTGATCCCGTTGCGCATAAACGGTGGAACCAATATGGGTTTCCGTCTTACACTCAATAATGCTATGTTCCTTAAAGCCTTGAGCATGTGCAGCTTTACCAGGAACACGAGGTTCGGGATTATACAGCTTCTGGGCCGTAGTTTCATTCCTAGCATTGTTCTGAGAAACGCGAACACGTTCCCTAACTTCATCTAATTCATCTCGTCCCATTCCTAGCGCCATGAG